GGGGACAGATCGGAGATCCTTATCAATCGTCACCACAATTCTGTTTCCCTGAACAAACTTGCGACCAGTAGCGAGAACTCCCAGCGTGTCGTCTGCTTCTAGATAAGGCAGGGTCAGACATTTGTAGGTTTCTAAGCAGTATTTGCGAACGGTAACATAAGCAACTGGTTTCCTCCGCACGCGATTACCTTTGTAGGTGGGGAGCACATCGTTCCTGAAGTTTAGTGAAGAACTAAACGTGACCAATACAGAATTAGCTTCTAGATCTTCCTGCAAGGTTCGCATCTGAATATCAAATTTCTGCTTCGCTTCTTTTGCATCCGAATGCAGGGTCCACAAGTCGTCACCCCAGTGGATAGGTGTCTCCACTGCTGATGTGTGTCGATACACAAACACATCTCCGTCAATTAGAAGTGTAGTCTTAGTCATACCTAGTTCTCTTAGCCTCCCTTAGTTCCTTACCCATTTTAGTTCTCTGTGCGCTGCCCGCTGGATACTTGGACATTTCCAATATGAGTAGAGCCTGTTGTTTTTTCTCTAAAAGGTAGGGAAGTACTCTCTTCAAGCACTCGTCCACTGCCTCTCCATGCACTGCCCATTCGTATACTGGTCTTGTTTTTTTGAATTGTTTCCTTTTCCGAACAGTCCCCTTGAACCTTTCTTGAAGAACAAAAAGAGGAACGGGATACGTGTTAGAAACAATCAACCTTCTGTAACTGAAACAGCCCTCACCATCTAAGAAGCCTGCACAGTATGCATCCCATATTATGTCAATGAGTCTGGCTCCAATTAGTTCCGACTTTGAACTCAGCATCCAAGGGGCATTTGAAAGCGTAAGCTTTGCCAGCTTCTTGTATTGAATCCACGGCTTGTTCTCCGACGAAGTCAACTAACTCTTCCTTGACTTCCAATTGGATCTCATCATGGATGTGAGCAACGTTTGCATAGTCCTCACCAAAGACCAAACCAGCTTCAGTAAGCTTGTCAAACAAGATGCAAGTCCCATGCTTGACAAGAATTGCGCCAGCCGATTGAAGTAGAGTATTGAGACTCGCATGAATGTGTCGGATAGGAAGAAGCCTCCCATCTATAGCAACTAGATGACCCTTCTGCTTTGCTTTGCTTGTGACTCTTTCTCTAAGAAGCCGCAAAGCTGGAGTCTTTGAAAGGAATCTGTTCTTTAGTTCAGTTCCTTCTTTGCGACCACCACCGACTATTGCTCCTAATTTTTCTGAACCCCCACCATACAGGAAGCAATAGATCATGGTCTTGCTTAGATTTCTTCCATTCTCCAGCTTGTCTAGCCCCGCTGCCCTGGCATTTGCCATGTGAATGTCCCCCTCTAAAAGCTCTTTGACAAATTTCCCGTTGTCGAAAGAGTGGAGGTAGTGCCCCAAGCACCGCAGTTCCAAGCCGCTTGCATCCACCCCCACGAGCTTCCTGCCCGGTGGGGCGTGGAACAGAGACCGGCACTCGGCACCGTAGGGCGAGCCAATGTTAGGCACCTGTGCCACGTTTGGTCTGCTGTGTGAGCAACGAGCGGTCACACATCCGATGGGGTTCACGCGACCGTGGATGCGTCCATCATCCTTCTGATGTTTCATCCACGCTTGTGATCCATCAGACAGTTGGGAGATTCTCTTCTGAATCAACAGATACTCTAGAAGGATGGCTGCTTCTGGATAGGACAAGCCCCGAAGAACTACCTCATCAATCCTTGCTCTTCCGTCTGGCGTGGAGTCTTGAGGCTCCCACCCATACTTGAGTTTGAAACCTTCAGCTATCTGATTACGACTTCCAGGGTTGAAGGGAATGATCTTCTGCTTTGTCTTTAGCTGAACAACTTTTGGTGGGAAGGCTGCTTTCGCTAGTTCTTCTAGCTCATACTTCTTCCCAAGTAGTTCAACGTGTAGCAACTCAGCAGCTTTTCGGTCGAAGAGGAATCCATATGCTTCCTGCTTCAGCATCAACCAAGCGAACTTATGTTCCATCTTACAGGCTGCGGGACTAGGTTTCTTTGAAGCGATCTCTCGGCCCAATCGTTTCAGCAAACGAACATCCTGAATGCAGTATTCAAGCATCTCTGGAGAGAACTTATCAAAGTCTGGCTTGTCCCCCTTCTTCACTCCGAGCCTGTAGCCCCAAGCTTCTAAGGAGTGGCTACCAATGAGATGCTTAGGGAAGTTTGGATCTCTGTTAAGTCTGCCAAAGTCACGCTCTCGTAAGTCAGACCAACAGAGCCTAGACATAACCAAGGTGTCATAAATCTCTGAGCCTTTTGATAGGTTCACACAACACAACTTCTCGATCAGCGGTACGTCGTAACCCAAAGCGTGATGAGCAACAATTCTATCAGCCTGACTGAGCGCAACTACTGCTTTACCAATCTGATCACCCACATAGGTTTTCACTTCGTCGTTATCATCAATCGTCACGATGCAGTGGATGACACTCGCATCTTCTAGAAGTGCATCAGCCTCACAATCAAACCAAAGAGTTCCAGGCATTAGAATTTGCCGCCATCTTTGTTGCTGTCGAACAGATCTACAGCCTCTGACATACGACCAGTATCGGGATCGAAACGAAGGTTGCAGCAGACTCCGGTCACCCCCGAGAATCGATTCTTTAGGCACCTGATAGTAGTGATGTTCTTTGAGTCTTCGTCCTGAAGATCCCGCTCCAACCCGATCACGATGTCGCTCAACTGACCGATAGCAGCGGAGCCGCGAAGCTGTGCCAGTGTTGTGCGCTGCCCCTCTTCATGACCCTTGTTGCCGTCCGGTCGCTTGAGGTGCGATACCAACAGCACGCCAGCACCTGTCTCTTGCACCAGGGAGCGCAGCCGGGTCATAGCATTGTCGATGTTGCGCCTTTCATCTCCGTCTGTTAGTCCCGAGACAACAAGACTGAGGTGATCAAGAATGATCCAACGGCAACCGCAAGATCTGATCATGTATTTGATACGGCTGAGTAGGTTCTCGTTATCGAGGCTCCCCCAGTGATCGTAGAAGACAACCTTGTCCTCACCAATCGCGTTGTCAAACGCAGACCTCAGTTCCTCTTTGGTAGTCAAACTTTCATCGAGGTGGACAGGTTTGTTTAGATGCAGCCCGATCAAAGCCATCGCAGTTCGCTTGACTGATTCTTCTAGTGCGATGTATCCAATCTTCTCTCCTTCTTGGATCAACCAGTGTGCGATCTCTCGGCAGACCTGTGACTTGCCCACACCTGTGCCAGCACAGAACGTGACTAGCTCTCCGGTGCGGAGACCACGGGTCACCTGGGTCACACCCTGCCAGGGATAGGGAATGCTCTGAGTAGTGTTCTTCTTGGTGACAATCTCCCAAACAGCAGCACCACTCACAATTCCATCCGGTCGATAAACCTTCGCACCCCAGATAAGGTCAATCAGTTCCTTGCCTCTACCAGCCTGAAGCATTTCGTTAGCATCCTTCAAGGGTAGGTAAGTGATCTTTGACTTGCCGGGAGAGAGCAGCATGGCGCAGTCAATCGCTGCTTTATTACCGGGTTCATCAGTGTCAAAACAGAAGACGACTGAGTCAAACTTCTCCAACCATTCCAGGCTATTTAGCACAGCCTTCTTTGCGTTCTGTGCTCCGTTAGGAAGACTGACAACTGGATACTTGTTGGCATACATCTGGCTCACAGAGAGTGCATCTATCTCTCCTTCAGTGATCACAACCATGCGACCACCATCTCGCCAAAGATGCTCACCGAAGAGACCAACAGTCTTGGCGTTGCCAATCCATCGGAAGTCTTTCGACTTGAAACGAATCTTCTGAGCTAGTACCTGCCCGCTAGTGTTTCTGTAGTTTGCTACTTGAACTATCTGCCCCTTGTAAGAGCTGTATCCGTAGTCCCATTTACGACACGTATTGAGGTCAATCTTTCTTCGTCCAAGACTTCGATGTTCTATAGAGATGAAGCCATTTGAATTTGGTGGATCTAGTTCAGCTACTCTGTCATGTAGCTGAGTGATATCCGGCCTCCACTCTTCTTTGTTGTGATGTTTGCTGCAACTGAAACAGTGGGTATGCCCATCTGTAAATGTCGCGCACGCATCAGATGAACCGCAGTCTTTGCACGGTCCACGGCTTACAAAATCACTCGTCTGTTCTTGTTCTTCTTTCTTCAATTGAGATCTCCACTCCTGGTCCTTCACCAAGTTCTGCGTATTCTTTTTCAACCTGCAAGAAAACAACCTGACTATCATCCTCAAAGAACACACCAGTCAGTGCGTCGAGAACTGCCCGAGCCAGTTTGTCTATATCGGGACGGGTTCGCTTGAAACGGGGAGCCCTCAACCGCAGTTCTCCGCTCGCCTTGAAGTGGCTTTTCGGTCTAGCGAAATAGAACTTAGCCACAACCTTTACCGGCTCCGCATTAGCGTAGAAGCCCACCAAGCTGTTCTCAGTTATGTATGAGTTGGCTTGATAGGCTACTAGATTGCGCCACTCCTTCAGATTCTTGGAGGTACTCGTCAGGATGGGTCTTCCCTTCACAACGAATGCCTTCATAGATCCCTGCGGGACCGGGTCTCCAAACACCCTAAAGGAGTGGACTCGCTCCACTAGAAATCGTCTTCTTCAGAAGCTTCCTGACTGATCTTACCCGGCAAGAGAGGAAGCATCTTGTCCTCGTCAAATTCCAGTGGTTCAGAGGTAGTGAACCCTCCATTCACAGAATCAAAACCGAAGGACTCAGCCGAACCATTACCAAGTGGCTCAACTAGTTCAAGCACTTGCACTGCTTTGACCCACAGTGATACGCCGAACCCCAAAGATGCGGTGAACCAAGGATTCATCTCGCCGCGCACGCGGATCTTACTTCCACCACCAACAAGATCTTTCATTGGAGTGCCGCTGGCATCAAAGAGCGCAACAGTTTGGGTGAAGGTGTCACCTGCACGCGTCTCAACTCGATGCTTCAATCGGAATTTGAAATCTACCTCACCATTCTTTTCTCCATCAACCTCGTGGTCAACGAATGGCATATTGGCTTTCTTCAGTTTGTTCTTACCCTGATCCTGGCAGAACCTTCTGTATGCGCTCCCGTGGAATTCTTTGATCTTCTTGACGATGTCAACTGCATCCTCTGCGGAAAGTCGGAGAGTCACTTGGAACTCGCCTTCAGCTTTCCAGCGTTTGTCTGGCTCATTTAGTTTCGGCCAGACGGCTAATCCAGTCGGGGTAGAAATTGGTTTTCGTTTCATGTTTTAGTTTTTCTAAGTGTTTGGTTCATGTGAAGAAATACTGTGCTTTCTCCAATTCGTTTAGTGTCCAAGACCCTGTCTTGGGCGCAACAGGTAGCTTAGCAGATGGTGACAGACAGGTCAACACTTCGTGGTGAAGCAAATTCAACGGATCCGTGCCAAACGTTCGAGTATGGGCAGTGCGAAGCAGCCGCGCTAACGAGGGTGCATCGGCAGCGTGCGTTCCGTAGCTGTCGTGGACGAAAGAGAAAGACATTTCTGCGCTGCCCTTCTCATCAAGACACAAGTTTATCGTTTCAACTAGAGAAGAAGAATCAAGAGAGTGAATGTAGTTTGCAGGAAACGCCGAAACCGATTTCCTCCTGTCTATCTGATCGGTTGGCACATTCAGTCGATGTCTTCTGATGCCGTCGCCTAAACTCGTCTTGATGATCTGACTTTTTTGATCAACGTAGTTTTGACACGCAACAAACCCAGATGGTGTAGTCCAACAAAGGTGAACATCGTCTGCTGCGGCTGACTTAGCTATGCCACGCAGGTAGTCCATCCCCCGCAAAGCACTGGCAGCAAAGTCTTCCTTTTGAATAGTTGCCCAGATGATTGAGGCAAGTAGTCCGCATTCTTGAAAGCCGTGCGTGCTCATCCCGTCAACCTTCATGTTCCGTCCTTCATCCCAATACCATTGAATCAGATGGTCTTGAGTAGCCTTCAAGGTTGAGCCGTAGGGGAGCACCATCACTGGTAGCTTGCAGATACTCCTTGGTATTGTTCCTTCAAACAATTTGAGAACTCTGTAAGCCCCATCTCTTCCCTCGTCTGCCAGCTTTTTTAGCTGTTTAGTGGCCTCTTCAGCCACCTTTGAGTAGATGTCCGGGGGTGTATTTGTGGGTCTACACCCGGTTGATCCAGCTAGATTCCCATCTCTAAGAAGCATGGCATAGTTCTGAAGACCGTTGTTCCTTCCATCCATCGAGACACAAAGTCTGGATGAATAACTGTCTCCATGTTTGATGAACTCGCTGTAATCAAAACAGAAAGCCAAGAACTGCCAGGGATCATCAGCATCAGACCACCACAAATGATTGAATGGATCTTGAGCTACAGAAAGTATTCGTTGCGTGCCTTCTAATACCCACGAACAACGATCCTCAATAGATTTCAGGTTGATGCCGTTGCCATATGAATTGGCTCCTTGAATTCGTAACCAATCTGCTGAGTCAGATATTGGTTTCGCTTTAGCGAACTCAAGCAAACCTCGTGGAAGATCACCAGCCATCGGGTTCAGGAAGAAGCCCTTCGCATAAACCCTTCCCCTAAAGTCGCAGAAGTAGGGGTAGTAGAACTTCTGATCTAAACAATCAGAAGCAACCATTCTAAGGTTGGATGTAGATAACCTCTTTGCTTTCAGAGTAATGTTCAGTTCCTTTATTCTGAATGCTTCCTTCCTCCAGATTGCTCTAGCCTCTTTGTTTGTGGCAATATCATCTGGTTTGGCTGGCTCTTCGTAGGGCTCAGACCTGGGTAATCCAGCAATATCAAGTCCACGAATGTGGCACTCTTCAAAAACGTCATAGACCTTTCTGTTGATCTGAAAGGCTGTGTTCTGGAGGGCGTTCACCGCTCGATAGACCTTGCGTAGATCTGCCTTCTCCAGTAGGGCTTTGTGAGCCTCGCTGCGGGTCTTGACCAGCGGTTCACCACTGAGACTCGGATGCTTGTAGCCTCCACTGTAGAGACTGCTCCAAGACAGTGGAGGCTCATTCAGGGGGAGAAGAAAGGGCGTCGAACCCTCGTTGTGCTTCTCCGATTGTTCCAGCCAGGATAGAAACTCTTCTGTTGGGCTAATCTCTGTCTTGGTCTTCCCCCGAGACTTGAGATTGTGGATCTCAATAATCCCAGTGTGCTTCTTCAGCAGAGTTATCCCAACAATGCCTAGATTAGCCTTCTCTGCTGTTGTCCAGATTTCAATGTGGATGTC